ATCAGCTACACACAAGGCGACCCGACAACACTTAGATTTGAGGTGGACTTTGACGACGCAACCGCAAACGACACAGCCATCAGAGACTTCATTTACAACATCCGCTTTAGCTATAACTTCGCGTCCGTTCTGACTTGGCGAGTCCCCGGAGCAGGAAGCGACACAACAACAAATGTCGTATTTGAAGGTTTCAGTTTTAGTGGTGTGCCGGGCAAAACCAGCTACACCTTCTACTTCTCGCCAGCGTTCTTTTATGACGTATTCATCTTGAACAGTAACGAATCAGGTATTTTGGATACCAGCCGTCTCGGTTGGTGAAGGAGAACACATTATGGCTACACAATGGACAGCAGGGACAGTCTCGGGGCAGGTGTTGACTGCGGCGACGCTTAACACCATCGGGGCCGCATGGGAAACATGGACACCCACTGTTACGGCAGGGACAGGAACGATTACTACGGTTGGCACGGTTACTTGTAGATACGCAAGAGTCAACAAAATTGTTATGTGCAAATACGATGTTGCAATAACAACCAATGGCACAGGCGGAACTTATGTCCGACTGACTTTGCCAATCACAGCCATTGCAACAGGCACAAACTTCTTTTGTGGCGGTGCAGGTCGTGAAACAAATGTGACTGGCAACATGTTGCAAAACATGATGACCACAACGACACAAGTTGACATTTTTACTTACAACAACGCATACCCAGCAGGCAACGGATACCGACTTACTGGCACACTATTTTACGAGGCCGCATAACCATGAACCTAAACGAAATCGGGCTTGACCCAACAGACGACACAGACATACTTACAAGCCGTATGCGAATCCAGCGCGACCGCCTGTTAGTCGAGTCGGACTGGACACAAGTCGCAGACGCACCAGTAGACCAACAAGCATGGGCGACCTACCGCCAAGCATTGCGAGACTTTCCTGCATCATGGACCGCAGGCCCCGAAGCCGATTTCCCTGATACACCGTGAAAACGCTCGCCGTAATTGCAGCTCTTGCTATCGTCCTGATGTTTGTCGTTACAGGGTGTAGCGACCGCACTCGAAACAACTGCGAAACCCAACCGACAGCGCCCAGATGTGACACCTCAACAGGAGCGACTACACCGTGAAGAAATACACCAATTCTGAGATCAAAGCGCGCCTTGTCCTGATGGTCGGAGCTGCGCTGTCGCTGACATTCATTCTGAGTATTGGAATGATCTTGTATTCACTCGCGTTCGTCGTACAGCCCCTTGAAGTGTCACCCAACGACTCCAAAGCGTGGGAAGTGCTCTCCAGCGTTCTACTGGTTTTGGCTGGTGCGTTGACAGGATTACTGGCCAGTAACGGCCTCAAAGACAAGGGAGAAAAACAAGATGACTAACTACCCGGTACTACCCATCATCATGCCGTCAGACCTAGAAGGTCAAAAGAACGGCGAAATCAAACCAGCCTTACTACGCGACATTAAAGCACCGAACGGCAAACTACACAGCCTCGCGGCCACCGCATGGAACGCGTTACAGCTCGCCGCGTACTTTGACGGAATTGAACTCAAGCACGTCGGCGCATACCGCCCACTAACCCAACAGGTGGCCCTGTTTAATGAACGGTACGAAGCCAAACCCAACTTTCGTAAACCCCAAGTGACCCGCAAATACAACGGTCAAGTTTGGTTTCTGAAACAAGGTTTCGCCCCAGCAGGCACACCCGGTACAAGTAATCACGGCTGGGGACTTGCGATAGACGTCGCGTCCGCTTCAGGCAAACGAATTGAATGGTTACTAGGCGACGGATTATCCACCAGCAACGCGCTTAAATTTGGGTTTTCATGGGAAGTCAAAAACGGCGCTAACGCTGAAGCGTGGCATATCCGCTACGTTTGCGGAGACAACCTCCCACAAGCCGTCCTAGATGCCATAGCGGCTTTTCCTACACTCGACGCGCGGTGACTTGACATTCGGTCTGGGAGTCGGTCTAATGACTGACAACCAAGTGCGTCCCGTGATAGCGGGACCCCGACCGCAGGAGGAAGCAATGCAACCATCCCTTTTTGACGTTCTCGCTGTTCCAGCCGAGATGCTCAAATACGAAGCCTTTAAAGAGGCAAACCCTTGGGTCATGCCGACCCTCACCAAAATGTGTTACCAGCTGATGCACCGCGGATACACGCATTACGGCATTGCAGCTCTTATTGAAGTCTTGCGCTACGAACACGCGATCACTAACGACCCCAGTAGCGAGTTCAAGTTCAACAACAATTACCGCGCCTTTATGGCCCGAGAGATTATGCAGAAACCAATGCTGGAGGGATTCTTCAGCACCCGCAAATCAGTTGCGGACTTATCAGAGGACTACTAAATGAACCTTAAACGACTAGCATTTTTAGCATTTGGCACTTATGGACTGTGCGCCCTTTGGGCGATCACTGGCGTCCAAGAGACCACAGTGACCCTTCAGGCTCCGTCTGTGCCCTCCACGGTCACGCTCGGGATGTTGACACCCCAACAACTTGAGGACCGCGCAGAAGAACTCACAGCAACAACGATTTCTACGACGACCAGCACCACCTCCAGCACGACTAGCACCGTTCCGTTTACTCGACTTGCCGACTTTCACCCAGACACCAAATGCCAAGAATGGTTCCAAACTGCGATCACGGTCGGCTGGCCGAATAACACTGAGACATTAGAGAAACTGGGTCGCCTGCTGTGGAAAGAAACAAGGTGTCTCAACATCACGCCGCTGTCCAGTGACCCTGAGTTAGTGAAATGGTTTAACGGCCATGACCACGGGATTGCACAAATTAACGAACCTGTGCACACCGAGTACGTTGAGCAATTGTTCAATATGCCGTTTGCTGAAGCGATGTCCGACCCGACACTCAACCTCAGGTTTGCTTACTTGCTGTATTCCGACCTAGAAGAAACAGGTAGGTGCGGATGGAAACCTTGGAAACTGTGCTAAGTCACTGGAGAGATCATGCAGCTTGTCGAGGTATGCCCATTGATTTGTTTATTCACAGGCTCGGCGAAAAACAGATTGTCAAAAGAATTAAGGAAGCAAAAGCGGTTTGTGCAGGTTGCCCGGTACGACCTGAATGTCTTAACGAAGCGTTGCAGTATTTAGCCGATCAGGAAGAATGTGCAGGTATTTGGGGCGGTTTAACATTGAACGAACGCAAAGAGTTGATCTTCGCCACACCGCTGGTCTATCGTGACGGCAAATACCGACAAATCAAGGAGCCCCGACTATGAACCAACAGTTAGCGGACATGACCGCTGCGATTGCTAAAGCCGACATTGCGATGAAAGCAGCCGCATGGCAGTTAGACGCTCAAAAGACCGATATTGCGATGTTGCGTAAGGCGCTGTTTGAGTTGGCTTATGTCGCTGAAGAGAACGGCATCTATCTATCCAACCTGACTAAAAGCACGCAGGACGCAATCGTGGCTATGCGTCTGGGCGGTTTCAAATGAACTGCAACATTTGCGCTTGTGGCTTCAATTCTGCAGATATTCGGATGCGTACCGAATTGCGCGGCATTTGTCTCAAATGCGCCGAAGAGTTCGGTTTTAAAGGAATGACAGTTGAAGAAACTGCACGTTGTGTTGCCATGATTCGAGTCATTAACAATCTGAAAACCCAAACGCCTGCACAGGCCCGACACTTGAAGGACATGGAATCATGAGTTTTAACCCAGCCGACTACGCAGAAGTAGCAGAACGCCTGCCCGCCTTTTGGAAAGACTGCGCACGCGGTCGCATCATCACCGACATTGTTGTTGACGACGGCACACGCATTGTGATAAAAGCGTATTTGTTTGCCGACATAGCCGACCCAGTCCCGACCACCACAGGATTCGCCGAAGAGATCCGCGGCTCAAGCATGGTCAACAAAACCAGTGCTTTAGAAAACTGTGAAACCAGTGCTATCGGACGGGCCCTAGCGAACTACCAGTACCAAGGCTCAAAGAAACGTGCGTCACTGGAGGAGATGGTCAAGGTGTACCGCCAAGGCGAACAACCACAAACGACCACTAACGCAGCTCCTGAACGAACCCAGTCGCTTGGGTCGTCCAGCGAACCGCCGACAGCCAAACAGATGGCGATGCTTCGAGCCAAAAACTATGAAGGTCAAGCACCATCTACGAAGCGTGAAGCATCCGAAATTATTGATCGGTTGATGAACGGTGGCTGATCCATCTGAAGCCGAGTTCCAAAAGGCTGTTATCACTTTGGCTAAGTTGCACCGCTGGAAAGTCATGCACACCCAGCCCGCACAAGTACGCGCAGGCCGTTGGATCACACCCAACACTGGCGACCAAGGATTCCCCGACCTCGTCATGGTTCACCCGGCACGAGGAACAATCTTTGTTGAATTAAAAGCCACCAAAGGCGTGGTCAGCAACACCCAGTGGGAATGGATTAACGCACTGGAGGACGCAGGCGAAGAGGTCCACGTCTGGCGGCCCAAAGATTTAGACAAGATCAGCGCACGCCTAGCAGGGAACCAAGAATAATGGGTGGCGTTGGATCAGGGCGTTTGCCCGGCACAAAAGCAGTTTGTGGAACAACTGCAAAATATCAATATCATCGCAAACGAAAAGAAAATTGTGAATTATGCAAAACAGCAATGAGGGAATTCCAACAAAAACGCACAGGGTCTAGACCACGAGTTGTACGTCAGCCTCCATCAGTTCGTAAAGCGGATCGCAAAGACTGGTTAATTGATCAAAAGGTTGCTCGAGTTGCGTGCATGGATTGTCTTAAAAAAGTAGAACGCGATAACACTTTCGTATTTGACTTTGATCATCGTGACCCTGAGCAAAAATCATTTGCAATCAGTGAATATCTTCATACGTACACAACTGACAGGTTGCTGCACGAAATGGACAAATGTGACTTGATCTGCGCTAATTGTCATCGCGTGAGGACTAACGCGCAACAAAAAAGCGGTGTGTTAACTGGTTACAAACAGAACCGTTATAAACAGAACCGTTCTGAACAGTTGACCCTGCTTGACCTTACTGGTTAAGCGCGTCTAGCCTCCCTTC